GGCACCCAGACCGCGTGCCAGCGTCAGCGCCTCGAGCTCTGCTTTTTTGTCGGCTGGCAGCAGTGGCGGTGCAGAGATCCTGACGGGGTGACGAGTCGGGTCATACTCTCGACGCTGCTCGAGAGCGACACCGATGGCCAGCGCACGCTCGAGACCAGCATACATGCGAGCCCTGATGTCGAGGTATTTCGCCTCGTAGCGCGATTGCAGCAGTCGCAGCGCCTCGCCGCTGAGGTTGGCAGTCGAGCCGCCACCGACGAATAGAAACTCAGGAAAGGTTAGGCGAATGTCACGAATCATCCGCTCGAGCGCTTCCTGCAGTCTCGTCACGCCATCCATCGACGGCTCGAGGTAGCCAGCTGAAATCTTGTCGGAGTTGTTGCCCCATGCGTTGATCCAGCGACCGAAACGACCGAGCGCTGACGAGTCTCCGATCTTGGCGCCAAAAAGGAATGGCTTCGGGTTGCCGAATCGATCAGCGACTGCGCTGATCTGCGAGGCCATCGAGTCGACCTCTGCCAGACCTCGGTCGATGCCATGCGTCACAGGCAGACTGTGCTCTGGATAGACTGTGGGGATGCATCTGATGTGGGTCAGCGGTACGACTCCGAGACCGTGCGGGCCACTCGCAGCGCGGTCGAGCTCTCGCTGGGTGTCGCCCTCGACGGTCCTGGGCAGCTCTGCCTCGACGGTGATGTCCTCGGCTGTCAGTGTGCGCTGATGGCGATAGAGCGCTGCAGCCTCGGTCACATTGCCATCGACGTCGACCTGGGCCTCTCCCATGACATCACTGGTGACGATGGCGCGGACCATCCTGATCCCTGCTGCGATGTCGTATTCTGTATAGACCTTGTCTGGGCTGTACGACAGCAGAGACACAGCCATCGAGCCAGGTGTGACTCGAGCAGCCTCGAGATACAGATCCCCAGTGCAGCAGAGCAGCAGGGACCAGACGCTGCCCTGGCTGGCTGGCATCGAGCGAGCCCAGATGTCGAGCGCTGACTGATACTCTGCCTCGGTCGTGCCCTCGGTGCGATGCAGTGTCAGCTGACCGAGCGCCAGTGCCTGTCGACCTGTGTCGACGATGTACTGGATGTCGCGGTGCAGTCTGCGCGTCAGTGCGATGATTTTACCGTCATCATCGAGCGCTCTGAACAAATTTAGTTCTTTGCACTGGTGCTGGGTGTAGGTCTCGCCATGATAGGCGTCGAGCAGGTACTGGTATCTGTTGACCCAGCCCAGATGGGTCGCAGGGTACGCCGTCAAGTCGTCGACGCCTCCCTGGTACACGATCAGTCGACGGTCTGCGAGGGGATCATTTAGGCCCATTGTGGCGCTCCCTGGTGTCTCTGGCCATTGTAGCCGCTATCTCTGGCCCAGGGTAGCCCTGGCAGCGCCACCACCATCGAGCAGCCAGAGAGCTCGCTCGACGGCATCTGGCCCGTCGTCATGCGTAGCGGTCGGAAACTCTCGAAACTGCTCGAGCACACCTTGACCAATGGACGACTCAAATTCGATCCAGCCATTGTCGATGCGAGGCGCCATCGACGCGATCCGGTCGGCCTTGCTCTCGGTGCTGGTGTAGCCTCTGAGTCTGCACTGATACGAGCGACCAGCCAGCCTGCGCTCGTCTCGCTGGCGCTCGAATTCCTGACCCATCATCACCTGAAATCCGTTCTGTTCATAGCCATACAGCGCTCGAGGTCCGACCAGGTCAAAGACGGCCCACAGTCGCGCCAGCTGGCCTGCAGTCGACTCTCGGTGCATCTCAACGCGCAGCACATAGCAATAGCCGTGTTCGTCTTTGGCTGCGATGGCGATGGCTGCATAGTCGTTGCGTGTGACCTCGCTCGACGCTCGAGGGTCGAGCCAGACTGCGACTGTGCAGCTGCTCAGTCTGACACGATGACCAGATGACGTCTCGATGATGCCAGACGACCAGCTGCAGCGCTTCCACTGCAGCGGGTAGAAAATCTGACGTGTCGGGTCGCTCGGATCGTTCTGATAGTCAGCGAGAAAGCTATACCATCCCTTCGACCAGAGCAGCGTATACAGCGAGTAGAGCGGCTGCGCGACCTCGTCGAGCACCTCTGCGCCTGCGTCCATCTCGAGCCTGTGTCGCTCGTAGTATCGACGGGCTGTCTCCTGGCGGTCTGGGTCGGAGAGGTCGCACCAGAGGTCGCGGCACTGCTGCCAGAGAGCGCTCGACGATGGCCAGCGGATCACCGACTGGAATCGTCGAGCAGTGTATGCAGGGTCTCTCGCTGCTCGAGCAGTCTGACTGTCCTGCGATAGCCTGGTGCCAAATTGCACCCACAGAAGCCCGCCCTCTTTCGGGCCAGCGTTTCTGACGTCCGAATTGATGTATGTGGTGAGTGTGTCTCTCAGTCTGGGATTTCTGACGCTGTCAGGGTGCTCGATGTCGTCGCCGACGATGAGGGTGGGGCGCTGGCCGTTGTGGTTCGACCCTCTGACGCGCCCTCGAGGGATACCCCTGGTCGAGACCTTGATGGCCGGTCTGCCTCCGATGCTGACCGTCCAGTCTTTGTCGGTGCCCTTGACGGTCGGCTGACCATACAGCTGCAAATACGACTCGCTCGGTGCCTCGAGGTATGCCCTGATGTGCCGGGTCTCTTTCACAGCCTCGTCGACGCTACCTCCGAGCCACATAATGTAAGGCTCATGGCCGTATGTGATGGCGCGCAGGATGAGCAGCTTTAAAAACATGGTTTTTGCGAGGCCTCGAGGCGCCTCGAGACCGATGCAGCGCTCTCGCATCCCTGCCTCGACTCGAGCTCGCCAGGGAGGGAGCAGCCCGACCTCGGAGGCGATCCACTGGTGCGCTCGATTGTATGGCAGATAGAACCGCTCTGCCCAGGCATACGCACCGAACCACAGCAGGTCTCGCTCGAATCTGACGCGCAGCACAGCCAGTCGCTCTCGCTCGGTCATCTGGTCGAGAGCGAGCAGCAGCTGGCTGGTCGTCGAGACGTGGATGGCCTCGAGGAGAGGATCTGACCCTTTCACCATAGAGCGACCTGGCTGGCAGGCGACCAGTGCGGTCGACGAGAGCAGCTAACCCACTCTCTCTGCTGCTTGCTGAATGTGCGCTTCTGACCTCTGCGACATCCTGTGATGTCGACATGATGCCAGCCCGGTATCTGTATGCGCTCTGCCTCTGAGATGTAGACGTCAGCACCAGCGTCGACCCATCGCATCGCGAGCGTGATGACCTCGTCTCGATTCAGGTCGTGGCCATAGCCGGTCGTGCCCTGGTACGGAGGGTCGAGATAGACCACGATGCGACCAGGGAGCGGTGCAGGGTGCAGCTGGCGAGCATCTGTGGTCAGGCTGGCTGGCATCTCTGGCAGCTGCTCGAGATGTCTGATGGTCCTGGCGACTGGTGTCGCGAATTCATCACCACCGTATCTGGTGCCTCCCTCGCCTGTGTTCATCCAGTCCGGCCCCATGTTGATCAGACGGTTACTCGAGACGATCTGCAGCCATCTCGCGACCTCTCGAGGGTCGACCTGTCTGGCGTCTGTGGTCAGACTGGCTGGCAGTGTGGGATCGATGGGCAGTCGAGCAGCGAGCCTGTGTGGTGTCAGTCGAGCAGCGAATGGCACCAGCCCGCTGGCCGCGACTTTGCCTGGACCACAGTAGGACCACGATACGAGATCATTAATAGACCACTCCGACAACACCATTCGACGTGCGACCTCTCGAGGGTCGACATCCTGCACTGGTCCCTCTGCGCGCAGTCGTTCCCACAGCTGTCGAGGGTCTTCGCTCGACCATCCTCGGATGATCTCTGCTGCCTGCTGCGCCAGCTGGTGATCTCGATAGGCCTCGAGCAGCAGTCGACAGCCTGGGTCGGGCTCGCACCAGAGATAGTGCTCTGCCCGGTCGCCAGCTGCGAGACCCATGATATGCAGCAGTGCCTCGCCGTATCCAGTCTTGGCACCCATCCTCGAGACGGGCGGGCGGGCGTAGCGTCCACCGTGCAGACGCAGAGACAGCGCTGCAGTGCCAGCGCAGAGCTCGACGAATAGAGCAGGCGAGCTCGTCACGACTTGCCACCAGTCAGCGTGCGCAGCATCAGTGTCCGCCTCGCTGCTTCTCTCGCTGTGTCGAGGGTCTGACTGTCGTCGCTGTCGCTGGTCTCACCCAGGATGGTCAACACCTGGTCGTGTGAGCGCAGCACGACCTCGGGCGCTCGAGCAGCATGATCGAGTCGTGCCCCTGTTTTGTACCGTCGACCATGATCGTCGATGTGCACTGTGCTGTCGTAGTGTGCAGGGTCTGCGATGTACTGCACCTGTCTCTCGATGGCCTGCATCATCGTCCGGATGATCCCCGCGCCCTCGACCCTGGCATCTGCGCGCTCTTGTTCGACTGCTGCGCACACCAGCGCGCTCCTCTCTGGCTC